GGGGACATGGGGGGGGGACATCGAGAGGGGGGACACGGTCTGTCCCCCCCTCCTCCCCCGGGAAACCTCTCATCTGGTTTCACATTTCAACTATTGCAAGCGCAAGCATCCTCCTGACCTGCACATACAGAAGATCAAGATCAATTAATGCTGACTCGCATAGCGCGCGAGGGAGGGGGGGACAAACGGTGTCCCCCCTGTCCCCCCCGCTTGATCAGCCCGCACCGAGAAGAGGACCAGACCATGGCACGCATCCCCACCCCGTCCGGCTGGGTCGCCGTCTACCGCAGCCCCGAGGACAAGCAGCTCAAGCAGCCCGGCCGCACCCTGCCCGTCGACGGATGGTCCGCCGACGGTGACGCCCTCGTCGTCGACAGGCGGCTCGGCGCCCGCGTCCCGGCAGCATCGATCTCGGACTTCACCGGCCTGGAGCAGGTGCCCGCGATCGTCGCCGTCCTGCCCGGCCAGGGCTGGCGCCTGGTCGTCGACGACGAGACCTCGCACCCGGTCCTGGGCTGGGCCATCGACTCGGCCGGCTTCGGCAGCCCGATCTTCACCGACCCCGAGGGGCTGGCCGAGATCGAGGACGGAGACCTCGGCGGGCAGATCGTGCCCCCGGCGCCGGGCGGCGCGGGGTGAATGTCGACGACGTGGTGGCGGCGAAGGTCGAGGCCGCGCGCATCCGCATTCAGGCGGCGAAGCGGCGGCGCGAGGAACTGGCCGCCGCCCGCCGCCGCGGTCTCGCCGCGCGGCACGCCAACAAGCTGCGCCGCCTGGCCGCCCAGCAGCGTGACGAAAACCGTGACGGAACCCAGGCCATCGAGGAGCAGCCGTGAACCTGTGCCTCCTGTGCGACAAGCCGGAGCCCACCGGCAGCTACCTGTGCATCGGCTGCACCAAGGCGACCGAGGTCCGGGTCCAGTCCTTGCCCGCCCTCTACCGGGGCCTGGCCCCGTTCCTCCAGCCCGCCGGCGGGGCCGGGCAGGGCCGGTCCGGGAAGGGGGGCCCCGCCCCGTTGCCGGTGAACGAGGAGGTCCTCGACCTCCGGGGGCCGGGCGGCATCGTCGGGGTCGCTGAGCGGTGGCTGGCCGACGTGCGCCGGGACCGTGGCCACACTGCGGCCACACCCTCGGGCGGGGTGGAGGCCAGGCTGCAGGCCGCGGTGACCGGGCTGCTCGCGAACATGCCGTGGATCGCGGTGTCGTGGCCGGCGGCCGGGTACTTCGCGAAGGACATCCGCGACCTGGTCGACTCGCTCCGCACGATCATCGCCCCGACCCCCGAGGTGGCGCGCGGGCAGCGGCTCGGCCACTGCCCGGCCATGGACCCGTCCGGCGTGCTGTGCGGGTCGGTGCTGCGCCTGATGCCCGGGGACAAGGCGGTGCGGTGCGAGTGGTGCGGCACCGCCTACCCGCCTTACGTGTGGGCGCAGTTGAAGTCCTGGATCAACGAGGACATGAAGGCGTCCGATGCGGCGTAAGGCCTTGCCTGCAACCCCGGGTTGTAGTAGCGTTCTGTCTGTGCCCAACAGCTCATGGCGCAACAGAGTCGCTGATGAAAAGAAGCGGCAGAAGGACCTGCAAGACGAGCTGCGGGCCAGCGCCATCCGGAGAGCACAAGCCCTCCTCGACGGCGTGGCCGAGCTAGGAAGCCAGGCCGCTGTCGCCCGGGAGATCGGGGTCAGCACCACCGCAGTACAGAACGCGATCAAGGACTACGGAACGGCGACTGCACCGCCGTCCACGTCCACAACTGAAGATCAAAACAAGTAGGCCCCCCGGCTAAGGCGACTGCACCGCCCGCCGGAGGGTGACTACCCGGGGTGCCGGACGCGCGCAAACGCGGACGGCTCCTACCGCCCACCTTGATGAGACCAAGGAGACGGCTATGGCTAACTCTGCCATGCCCGCTGCCCAGCGCAGCACCCCGCCCGACCGGCGCATCATCGCCGTCGGCACCATCAGCCGCCACGGCGGACGCACCACCACGGTGCGCGCCACCGAGGCAGGCGTCACCGGCAGCATCCGCCCCACCGGCGGCACCCGATGACCACACCCCTCGTCCTCAGCGACGACACGATCCTCCTCCTCGGCCGCTTCGCCGACAGCCTCGTCGCCCGCCGGCCCGACGCCGAGATGCGCGAGGAGATCCGCCTCGCCCGCTGCCTCGTCTTCGCCGAGCAGCTGCACGGCCCCACCGAGAAGGCCTTCGACACCGAGCAGGACCTCCTCGCCGCCGCCCCGCCCGTCCGCCCCGGCCAGAGCCGCGCCGAGTACGCCGCGCTCCTCCGCCTGGTCGCCCGCGGGGTGCGCCAGTGACCGCCGCCCGCACCGTCGCGGTGCAGACCAGCGACCAGGGCAGCGTCACCATGTCCGAGCCGTCGTGGTGCGTCGGCCACGCCGGGCACCCGGTCGACGCGCTCGTCGACCTCGGCCACCGCAGCGCCGAGTACCCGCTCGGCCGCCCCGCCGACCCCGTCGGCATCGCCCTCGTCTCCCAGTACCCGCACGGCAACGGCCCCCGCGAGATCGGCCTGTTCGTCGAGCAGGCCGCCCTCGCCATCACCCTCAGCCCCGGCGCGGTGCGGGAGTTGGCCGCCGACTACGAGACGGCGGCCGCGCAGCTGCGGCGCCTGGCCGACTGGGTGCACATCCTCAAGGCCGGTGAACCCCAGTGACCCGCACCGCACCCGACCGGGCGCTCGCCGCCGGCGCCGCCACCGTCACCGTCCTCCTGACCGCCGCCGCGTTCTGGCTGTCCTACGAGCACCTCCACGACGTCGCCGACGCCAACGGCCTCGACGCCGAACGCGCCTGGGTCTGGCCGGCCACCGTCGACCTGTTCATCATCGCCGGGGAGCTCCTCATGCTCCGGGCCGCGCTCCGCAACCAGGTCGACGGCTGGGCCATCGCCCTCGCCGCGACCGGGTCCCTCGGCTCGATCGCCCTGAACGTGGCCGGGGTCGGCGACGGCGCCCAGCCGATGGAGTACGTCGTCGCCGCCGTCCCCCCGACCGCCGCCCTCGTCGCGTTCGGCGCCCTCATGCGGCAGGTCCACGAGGCGCTCGCCGCCGCGCGGCCGGCGGATGAGGTGGTCACGGTGACCACCCCGCCGCCCGCCGTACCGGTCATCCGGCCGGTAACCGAGGTGGTACCCGCAGGGGTCCGGCTGCTGCCGATCGTGTCCACCAAGGTGACCACCCCCGACGAGCCCGCCGTACCGGCCGAGCCGCCGACGGTCACCCTCGAACGCCTCACCCCGGGACCGGAGCAGGTGGTCACCCGGCCGGTCACCGTCGAAGCGTTCCGCCCCTTAACCTGGCCCGTGCCCGGTACCACCGTCGCGGTCCGCAAGGTGACCGCCGCCGTACCCGCCGACGACACCCGGCAAGTGGTCACCGTCCCGGTCACCCTCACCCCGTCCGAACTGCGGAAACGGGCACGGGCATTGAACCGCGAGGTGGTCAGGGAGACCAGTCGCCCCGTGACCATCGAGCGGCTCCGCGACGAGTACGGGCTGTCCCGCCGCGACGCCACCGACCTGCGCCGCGAGATCGCCGGAAGCGGGCGGTCATGATCACGTACCAGTCAATCGGCTACCACGGCCTCTTCGTCGCCCTCGGCGCCCTCGTCCTCATGACCCTGCTGCCCAACGGGTCCCGCGCGCACCGCCTGCTCTCCCGCGCCCTCCTCGGCGCCCTCATCATCACCGCCGCCATCGTCGGCCTCTCGTACTGAAGGACCACACCGTGAAGACGTCGCTCCTCGCCGCCATCGACACCGCCGCCCAGCACACCCTCGCCGCACCCCCGGCCGCCGCCTCCGGAGGATCCGTCCCCATCAGCGTCCTGCTGATCATCGGCCTCGGCGGCGTCGCCTGGTGGATGTTCAAGCACGGCGACAAGAACAAGAAGCTCCACGTGCCGCCGGCCATCGTCTGCATCGGCCTCGGCCTCTCCCTCTCCGGCACCCAGATCGGAGGCATGGTCGCCCAGCTCTTCGCGTCCATCGCCCAGATGGTCGCCACCTTCGCCAGCAACGCCTGACCATGAACGCCGCCGAGTCCGAGGCCGACACCCTCGAACTGCCGCCCGTCCCCGAATTCGGGAGCGGGCGGCCCCGGTGGGCAGCCCAACGCATCCACCCCCGGCGCCTCGCCCACGGCCACCTCGCACAGTGGGCTCGCCTCAAGGCCTGGGCCATCGCCGCCGACCACCCCGCCCGGGCGTGGGCCGTCACCGGCCGCACCACCGCCCTCGGGTTCGGCGCCCTCATGGCATGGCGGTCCGCGAACGAGGAGCCCCGCCTCCTCGCCGTCGCCGCCGGGGCCTACGCGGTCAGCGCCTGGCGGGCCGGCCGCCCCATCCCGCCCACCGAGGACGACCTCAAGCGCCGCGTCCTCCTCGGCATCCAGCACCTGATCGGCGACCAGGACGCCGCGTTCCTCACCGACGTGTACACCGCCTTCCAGACCCGCCCCGTCGCCCAGCACCTGGACAACGCCCGGCTTCGCGCCGTGCTCGTCCACTGCGGCGTCACCATCCACCGGACCGTCCGCGTCAGCCCCACCCAGACCGGCCGCTCCGGCATCAAGCGCACTGACATCGACGCCCTCCTCTCCCCCAACCCCGCTTCCACCCCTTCCGAGGGCGTAGACGCAGGTCAGCAGGATCGAGAAGGGGCTGTAGAGCCGCCAGAAGAGGCCGTAGAGCAGTCCGTAGACCGCGACTGACGCCTGCCCGACCCGCCCGTGTGAGAGGGGCGGTGAGGGGAGCCGGACAGCCCGGCCCACCACCGACCAGGAGACCCATATGAGCACCGAGACCAACCCCGTCGCTCAGTACAAGACCCTCGGAGGAGCCACCATCACCATCGCCGAACAGTCCGGCGTCTACTGGGTGGACCACCCGACCGAGCACGGCGTCCGCTGCAACGGCTGCGACGAGACGCACGTCGAGACGTGGGGATTCGACGCCCACCACGACGAGTTCGGCGAAGGCCCCCAGCCGAACTTCGACCCCACCGGCGGCGAATACGCCCTCCCGGCCGCCCGCAGGTGGGCACAGTCCCACGCCGAGACCTGCCGCGCCCTGCCCACCACCTAGCACCCGCGGGGCGGCCGCATCACTGCCAGGCGACCGGCCGCCCCGGGCCCCATCCCTCACGGAGACAGGACCACGATCATGGCACTCCCCAACATCAGCATCGGCGACCTCCGCCGGAAGAACGAGCAGTCGCAGACCGCCCGCGACGCCGAGAAGACCGCCAAGCCGAAGTAGACGACCGGTGTAGCTACACCCGGGCCCCGGCCGTCACCACGACGACCGGGGCCCACCCACGAGAGGATGAACCCGTGAACCCGCACATGCTGACCCTCCGATGCCAGACCGTCATCGACGGCCGCCTCTACTGGGCACTCGTCCCCGTCGACCGCATGCTCTGGGAAGCCGACGAGTACGCGCAGGAGCACGCCCGTCGGGCCGCCCGCAAGGAGCTCCGCTACCGCGCCACCAAGCACACCGGCCGCGACCTGACCGACGTCGACTTCGACACCCTGCCCGTCTGGGTAGAGCACCCCAACCGGTGCGAGATCGAGTGCGTGGGCGGCCCCTGCGACGGGCAGCGGATGACGTGGGGCAGCCCCGAGCCCCCGCCCTCCGTCGACCTGCCGGTCGATGAGGGCGTTGCCGGTCTGCTCGCCGCAGCGGAAGGGGAACCGGCCAGCGCCCTCCGCAAAGCCACCTATGTGCCGCTCATGGGTGATGGAGGGTTCTTCAGCCGCGCCAAGGACGGCGCATGGCGGTACGCCTTCAGCGGCTGAGCCGCACCCGGCACACTGGTCCCATGGAGTACCAACTGCCGCCCCTCGGCACCCTCACCACCCGCCTCGCCGCACTCAACAGCGGCGTCGCCCCCGCCACCATCCGCGACTGGGTCAGGCGCGGCCTCCTCACCCGCTGCGGCGGCACCCCGAAACGCCCCCTGTACCGCCTCGCCGACGTCGAAGCAGCCCGCCACGCGGCCAAGCCGACACGCGACAACCAGCGCGCCGTCAAGGCCGCTTGACCTGCGGCCTTCCATGCGCCACGATTTGGGCACAACACGCATGCCCACAAGCCCCCGCAGCGGCCACCAGCCCCGGGGGCTTCGCCGTACCCCGGGAGGTGACATGGCCCTCCCCGAGGACGCCCAGACGATCACCATCACCGACAGTCGCACCCACCCCGACGGCGGCCCCATGCGCGGCCGCGTCACCCTCCGACCCGCCCCCGCAGTCGTCACCAACCCGGGAGCCGGCCACACCGTCCAAGGCGACGCTGAGGGCCGCTGGATCAACGGCGAGCTGTCCCTGACGGTCCTCGCCGCCGACGCGACCGGCTACGACCCCACCGGGTACACCCACCTCGTCATGGAACGCCCCGACGACGCACAGGGCCGCGACTACCCAGTGCTCCTCACCACCGCCCTCGGTGACACCATCGACCTCGCCGAACTCGCCCCGACGGAGGCCTACGAGGGCGAGTACGTCCTCGTACCCGGTCCCGCAGGACCACAGGGCCCCGCCGGAGCAACAGGAGCAACAGGAGCGCCCGGTGCGCAGGGGCCGCCCGGAGTGGCCCCCACTGGCGACGTCGTCGGCGTGACCCGCGTCGTGGACAAGGGCGTCGACGAGCAGGTCGTCAGCAGCCTCGTCCTCCAGGACGACGACCACCTCACCCTCAGCGTCACCGCGGGCGGCCGGTACACCATCGACGCCATGCTCGCCGTCGACGGAGACCCCGCAGCCGACCTCCTCCTCACCCTGGCCGCACCCCCGGGCTCCAGCGGATACTGGACACCCGGAGCAGTCACCCTCGGCGTCAGCGACGGCACCGGCTCCATCCGGCTCACCCGCTACGCCCCCGGCGCCCCCATCGGCGTCGGCATCACCGCGGCCGGGCTCATCGTCGCCCCGCTCGGCACCATCACCGCCGGAGCCACCGGGACGATCACCGTGCAGTGGGCGCAGAACGTCTCCAGCGCCACCCCCACCATCGTGCGCACGGGCAGCTGGCTCCGAGTCACCCGAACCGCCTGAACGACTGGAGGCGCCCTATGGCCGGCAACCCCCGCAACGGGCGCCCCTACCGCAGGTTGGTCGCCACCGTGAAGGCCCTCGGTCACCCCTGCGCCCGCTGCGGCCACAACATCGACCTCAAGCTCAACGCCCGACACCCCATGAGCTTCACCCTCGACCACGCCATCCCCCTCGCCCTCGGCGGCAGCCTCCTCGACCCCGCGAACGCCCGGTCGATGCACCGCCGCTGCAACAGCGCCAAGGGCGCCAGGCTCGGCCCCACACCCCCCAAGACGTCCTGGAAGTGGTGACGATGGCCAGCGGCCAGACCACGGCGGCAGTCCAGTGCCCTGAGTGCAGCGAGACCATCACCTTCCCGGTCCACCTCGCTTACCGGCGTGGGCGCGGGCCCACCATGGCCTTCGACCTCAGCCCCGTACAGGACCACACGGACACCCACCTGGCCACCTACTCCACTGAGCTGCCGCCCGCTGGGAGGTGACGTCGTGCTCTACGTCGTCACCGGCCCGCCCGGCGCAGGGAAGTCCAGCTACATCCAGGCCCACGCCAAGGCGCGCGACGTCGTCATCGACATGGACCTCATGGCCCTTGCCATGGCCGGCCCTGGCGCCGACCACCACAACCACCCCGAGGTCCTGCTCAAGGTCGTACACCGCGCCCGCTTCGCCGCCATCCGCGAGGCCTGCCAGCACCTCGACACCACCGACGTCTACCTCATCCAGACCCTCCCCTCCGGCAGGCAGCGAGCCGAGTACAAGCGCCTCAAGGCCAAGGTCATCGTGGTCGACCCAGGCCGCGACATCGTCATGAAGCGCATCGAGGCCATGAGGCAGCCAGGCATGAAGGGCGTCGCCACCAAGTGGTACAAGGCCAACCGAGGGCGACCACACGGAGCGATGCCCCAGGGCTCATGGGAGTGGTAACACCACGTCACCCGAGGTCAGTAGCAGGGCGTGACCAGCCGCCGAGACCACCCCCGGGGCCCCCGACTGAGGCCCGAACCAAGATCCATCCGGGCCGGATCGGCCGTTCTTTGAGCTGAGGGGTGGGCGACCACAAAGCCCTTGTCGCCCGCTTTTATACACGGGGCCTGTCGATGGCTAATCGCCCGAGCTTCAACGCTAGACCAATTAGTGACTCTGCGTGATGTCACCGTGTGTGACGGGGGTGATCATGGGCGCCGTTGCCGACGCGATCGCCGCCGAGATCGAGCTGCTCAATGTCAGTGACAAGCGGCCTGGCCTGGCCCAACTCGCGATCCACCTCGCCATGTCGGTTGACGATCCGGACAACGCGACCGTTCAGGCGAACGCCGCTCGGGAGCTACGGGCCGTGATGGAGGACCTGCGGGAGCTCGCACCTCCGCCCCCGGAGCTGGACCGCGTCGACGAGCTGGCCCAGCGGCGGGAGGATGGTCTTGTCCGTGCCCGTCGGGCCTGAGCTGAAGGGCGTACAGACGCCCCGCCTGTTCACCGCGCCCCCCGTCTTCCAGTCCTCGGCCGCTCAAGAGGCGGTGGAGCTGGCCGCGATGGCGGGGCTGCACCTGTTCCCGTGGCAGCAGCACGTCCTGGACATCGGGATGCGCGAGCGAGCTGACGGTAAGTGGGCCGCCTTCGAGTGCTGCGTGAACGTCCCCAGGCAGAACGGGAAGGGCGGGATCATCGAGGCGCGCGAGCTGGCCGCGCTGTTCCTGCTGAAGGAACACCTGATCGTCCACTCCGCGCACGAGTTCAAGACCAGCCGCGTCGCCTTCCAGCGCATCCAGTCCCTCATCCTCGGCCACCCTGACCTGCGGAAACGCGTCAAGAGGATCCTGAACAACACGACAGAGACGTCGATCACGCTGGTCACGGGCCAGTCCTTGCAGTTCATCGCCCGCTCCGGTGGCTCCGGCCGGGGCTTCACCGGCGACGTGAACATCCTCGACGAGGCGATGTCTCTGGGTGACGATGCGATGGGTGCGCTGATGCCGACCGTGTCGGCCGTACCGAACCCGCAGCTCTGGTACCTGGGAAGCGCAGGGATCGGCAGTCCGTCCGTGCAGCTCGCTCGTCTGCGCCGGCGCGCACAGGCCGCCCTGGAGGCCGGGGAGCCGGACCCGTCGTTGGCGTACTTCGAGTGGTCCGTCGACCCGCACGTCGACGAGTGCGGCCCTGCCTGCACCGAGCACGACGGGACCGACGACCCGCAGGCCTGGGCGAGGTCGAACCCGTCGCTCGGCTACCTGATCAGCCACGAGTACCTGCGCAACGCCTGCGCCTCTATGGGCGGCGGGATCTTCGAGCGTGAACACCTCGGGGTCGGCGCGTATCCGTCCGACGAGGCCGACACCTGGCAGGTCATCGGGGAGGACGCCTGGCGGTCCCTGGCGGCCGCCGACGCCCACCCGGAGGCACGGCACCCCGATGGGTCCCCGATCCCCGGGGTGGTGTCCTTCGCCATCGACATGCCGCCGGAGCGCTCGCATGCCGCTATCGCCGTGGCAGGGCCGTGGCGGGGCGGTACGCACGTCGAGGTGCCCGAGCACCGGCCCGGTTCGAGCTGGGTCGTAGGGCGGGCCAAGGAGCTGCATGAGCGGTGGAAGCCGCGGTGCTGGGTGGTCGACGCAGGCGGGCCGGCCGGGTCGCTCATCCCCGACCTGGAGGACGCCCTCGGTATCAAGGTCGTCTCCCCGAAGACGAGGGAGATCGCACAGAGCTGCGGGCAGTTCTACGACGCCGTCATCGACCAGTCCCTGTCCCATCACGACCCTGCGCCGCTGGCGACGGCTCTGGCCGGCGCGCAGAAGCGCCCGCTGGGTGAGGCGTGGGCCTGGTCCCGCCGCGGCGAGGGCGTCGATATCAGCCCGCTGGTGGCGGTGACGTTCGCGAAGTGGGGCCTGCTCGCAGAGGTCGAGGACGACGTCGACCCGCTGGACAACATCTTCTGAGAGGGGCCACATGACCAGGGCACAGGCTGTGGTCGCCCTGGCCGGGGCGGCAGGCTGGATCGTCAGGCAACTACCAAGCGTCATGGGTGCCTTGCTCGTCTCGGCGGCAGGCTGGATGGTGTACGAACCCGCAGGCGTCTGCCTGGCAGGGCTGTTCTGCCTGGCTGCGGACTGGCGGAGGAGCCGATGAGCCTGTTCTTCGGGCGCTCTGAGCGCCGCGACGCCTTCACCGCACCGGAAATCCCCCGCCCCTCGGCTGGTGGGACGTTCGCCAAGGTCAACCTGACCCGCGCCGAGGCCAGCCTGCAGAAGGTCGCGGTGTGGACGGCCACCGACCTCATCGCGTCGCTGGTGTCGACCCTTCCCCTCGACGTGTACGTCGGCAAGGGCAAGTCCCGCAGGGAGATGCCGAAGCCGAAGGTCATGGTCGACCCTGCGGGCGACGGCTACGGGGTCGGTGACTGGCTGTACCAGTACATGATGTCGCTGCTGTTGCGCGGCAACGGCTACGGCAAGACCGTCGACCGTGACCGGCTCGGCAACCCGACGCAGATCGTCCTGCACCACCCGGACATGGTCCAGGGGTGGCGGGATGAGAAGACCGGGATGCCGCAGTGGCGGGTGGGCGGCAAGAGTGTCGACCCGGATGAGATGTGGCACCGGCGGGCGTATCCCTCTGCGGGCCGGCTGCTCGGCCTGTCCCCGGTGGAGCACCACGCGGGCACCATCGGGCTCGGCATCGCCGCTTCCCGGTTCGGGATGCAGTGGTTCGCGGACGGGGCGCACCCCTCGGGGATGCTGACCAACGACCAGGGCCTTGACCCGAAGCAGGCGGCCACGGCGAAGGCTCGTTTCCTGGCGGCTCTGTCCGGGAGCCGTGAGCCGCTGGTGCTGGGCAAGGGGTGGAAGTACCAGCAGATCCAGGTGTCGGCGAACGAGTCGCAGTTCCTGGAGACGCAGCGGTACACCGCAGCGGAGTGCGCCCGCATCTACGGGCCGGGCATGCCGGAGATCCTCGGCTACGACTCCGGCGGGTCGATGACCTACGCCAACGTCGAGCAGCGGTCCCTGGACCTGCTGACCTACGCAATCGACAAGTGGCTCGTGCGCGGCGAGGAGATGTTCACCAGCCTGCTGCCCGAGGGGCAGTACGCGAAGTTCAACCGGGCCGCCCTGTCCCGCACGGACCTGCTGACCCGTACCCGGGCGCACGCGATGGCCCTGCAGAACCGGTGGACGGTCGTCAACGAGGTCCGCGACCTGGAGGACCTGGGCCCCGTGGACTGGGGCGATGACCCGACGGCCGCCGAGCCGCCGAAGGTGCAAGTCGATGACAAGTGAAGGGGGCGCGATGAGCGTCAAGAGCGATCGGGCGAATACGTCCGGGGTCGTGCGGCGCGCGTTCCCGGTGCAGCTGGAGGTACGGGCCAAGCCGGGCGCCGCCGCGGTGTCGACCGTCGAGGGGTACGCCTCGGTGACGGAGTCGCCGTTCGAGATGTGGGACTGGCTGGGGAAGTACGAGGAAGTCGTGCGCTCCGGCGCCTTCGGTAAGACGTTGGGCGAGAACCCGCAGGTGCAGCTGCTGCTGAACCATGGGGGCCTGGCCATGGCGTACACGAAGGCCGGGACGCTGCGCCTGTCGGAGGACTCCACTGGCCTGCACATGGAGGCCGACGTCTCCACCAAGCGCAGCGACGTCAGCGACATGCTGGCCGCCCTGGACGACGGCAGCGTCGACGAGATGAGCTTTGCCTTCCGGGTGACCCGCCAGCTCTGGTCCCCCGACTACGACCAGCGCGACATCATTGAGGTCGACCTGCACCGCGGCGACGTGAGCGTCGTCAACTTTGGGGCGAACCCCGCAACCTCGGTGGGCGCCATGCGCTCCGCCGACTTCGACCAGATGGACGAGGTCGACGCGCGGGCGCTGTACGAGCGTCTGCAGCGCCGCCTGGAGCCCGCCTCCGCGGCGGACGCTCACCCGCTGGACCTTTACCGGATGCAGGCCGAAGCACTCAGCCTGTAGCCATACCCGCCTGCCCCAACCTGCCGCGCCGGAGCCTACGCCGGAGCGGTCCTCGGCATGCCCGAGAACCGCCACCACCTGGGCCACCACCCGAACGGAACCCGCAGGCGCGACCCCATCACCATCAACCTGAAGGGAGCGAGCCATGCTCGCCTACCTGCGTAAGCAGATGACGGCCGCGCTCGAAGCCCGGGCCGCGCTGAAGACCGAACTGGATTCCGTCCTCACCGCTCCGACGGCGGAGAACCGCAACCCCAGCACCGACGAGGCCCAGCGCTTCAACGAGAAGCGCGACGCGGTCAAGGCCAAGGACACCGAGATCGAGGAACTGGCCGCGAAGATCAAGGACCTGGAGCAGGACGAGGCGCGGGAGCAGCGCGCCGCCCAGGTCTACGCCGACCACGGCCAGGCCGGAGAGCGCCGCGAGCGCGTGCGGGTCACCTCCGAGCCGGAGACGTACCGCAAGGGCGGTCAGACCTCGTACTTCCGCGACCTGTACCGGGCGACACAGAAGGGCGACACGGCTGCGGCCGAGCGCCTCCAGCGCAACGACCGCGAGGTCATGGAGCAGCGCGCCGTCACCACGACCGACGGCAGCATGGGCGAGTTCGTGCCCCCGCTGTGGATGGTCAACGACTACGTCGAGCTCGCCCGGGCCGGCCGCGTCACCGCCGACCGACTGCGCCCGCAGGCGCTGCCGCCGGGCACCGACTCCATCAGCCTGCCCAAGGTCGCGACCGGCACAGCGGTCGCCGCGCAGGCGTCGCAGAACACCGCCGTGCAGAACACCGACGCCACCCTCGGCAGCGTCACCGCCGCCGTGGAGACGATCGCCGGTCAGCAGGTCGTGCCGCAGCAGCTGCTCGACCAGTCCCCGATCAACGTCGATGACATCCTGCTCGCCGACCTGGCCGCCGACTACGCGGTCAAGCTCGACGTGTTCGTCCTGAGCAACAACGCGGCGAACAAGCGGGGCCTGCTCAACGTCTCCGGCCTCAACGCCGTGACGTACACCGACGCCTCGCCGACGGTGGCCGAGCTGTACCCGAAGGTCGCCGACGGCATCCAGCTGGTGCACACCAACCGGCTGATGCCGGCGGACACCATCGTGATGCACCCGCGCCGGTGGGCCTGGTTCACCGCGCAGGTCGACACCCAGGGCCGCCCGCTGGTCGTGCCTGTGGCGAACATGCCGCAGAACGCCCTGGCCGCTATGGGCGAGAACGTGTCCGAGGGGTTCGTCGGCACCATGCAGGGTCTGCCGGTCTACGTCGACCCGAACGTCCCGACCAACCTCGGGGCGGGCACCAACGAGGACCGCACCCTGATCTTCCGTTCCACGGACGTGATCCTCTTCGAGGGCACCCCGCAGGCGGAGGTCTTCCGGGAGACGAAGGCCGACCAGCTGTCCGTGCTGCTGCGGTTCTTCAACTACGCGGCGATCCACTCCGAGCGGTACCCGAAGTCCATCTCGGTCATCTCCGGTACCGGTCTGATCGCCCCGACGTTCTGATCCCCCTGGCCGCCGGGCGTTCCTGCCCGGCGGCCCCTTCGTGGAAGGAGCAGCCGTGGCTGCACGCAAGACGACACCGCCTCCGCCCGAGCCGCAGGAGGAGACAAGCCCGGCACCGGCACCGGCACCCGAGCCGCAGGACCCGGCCCCCTCGGCTCCTGCGGAACCGCCGGAGCCGGACGTCGTGGAGGAGGAGCCGGCCGAGGAAGGGCCGCAGGAGCGCACCCCTGTGGAAGCCGCCTACGTCGAGGCTCTCCACCGCGAGCGGGAGGGCTACACCCGGTACGACCGCAAGGACCGGGCCGCCGCAGTAGAGGCCGAGCTGAAGAGGCTGGGCGCCCCCCTGGAGCGGGCGGTCACCCGCCCGCCCGAGACCGCCTGAGCGGAGGTCCCGATGGCTCTCCTCACCCTGGCCGAGGGCAAGGCCCAGCTCGACTACGACGGTGACGCGAACGACGCTGAGATCCAGGCGTACATCGACGCACTGACCCCGGTGATCGAGCTGCACACGGGGCCGGTGGAGAACCGGACGGTGACCGAGACGGTGACCGGCCGGGGCCCGCTCCTCGCACTGACGCAGGTGCCGGTCGTCTCGGTCACCTCGGTCACCCCCCAGCTCTCCTCCGGCCTGGCCGTCGACGTCTCCGACGTTGTCCTCGACCCGGACGCCGGGGTCATCCGCCGCCTGGACGGGGCGTCGTGGTCCGGCGGCCCCTGGACGGCGGTGTACGTGGCGGGGCGGGGCGGGGTGCCCCCGACCATCAACCTCGCCGCCCGCATGCTGCTCCAGCACCTGTGGCGCACCCAGTACGGGGCCGCCCGGGGCGGCGGCGGGGCGGACGACTTCAACGTCAACGAGCCCGTCATCGGCTACGGCTACGCGATCCCCAACCGGGTGCTGCACCTGCTGGAGGCGTTCAAGACCCCGCCCGGGTTCGCGTGATGGCGACGTCAGCGGTACCGGCCGTGATCGATGCGCTGCTCGACATCCTGGAGGCCACCCCAGAGCTGGAGGGGGTGGCCGTAGTCGACGGCCCGCCGGGGGTGAACTTCACCGAACGGCGCCGTATCTACGTCGGCTATTCGCCGGGCTCCGACCAGGCCGCCGAGGTCCAGCAGAGCTTCGCCAACGCCGGCGCGCGCAGCCGGAACGAGGACGGGCTGATCGCCTGCTACGCCGAAGCGCGCGGCGGCGACAAGGAGATGCGGCTGCGTCGCAATCAGGTCTACGAGCTGCTGGCCATCGTCGAGAACGCGCTCCGTGGAACGGACACTGCGCCCGAGGCTCCGACTCTCAACGGGGCGGTGCTGTGGTCCGAGGTGACCAGCGGGTCCCTCGTTCAGGGGCAGGACAGCGGGGCGCAGGCCGGCCTCGCGTTCACCGTGGCGTACCGCGCCCGCATCTGATCTCACCTACGAAGGAGTACGCCATGGCGCGAGTGCGCTACGTCGGCCCGGAGCCGGTCACTGTGCCGGAGCTCGGTGGCCGCGAGGTCCAGCCCGACGAGATCGTCGAAGTGCCCGACGAGCGGTTCGAGGGCTACGTGTGCCAGTCCCTGAATTGGGAGGGCATCGAGGAGCCGAAGGACGAGAAGCCGTCGGCGAAGAAGTCCGTCCCCGCGGTCAAGGCCGCGCCCAGCTCGAAGGAGGGCTGACATGGCGATCGGTTCCGGGCTCGGTGCCCAGATCGGTATCGCGGCCGAGACGACCTACGGCACCTACGTGGCGCCGGCGAAGTTCATCGAGCCGACGAAGGAAAGCCTCCAGCTCAAGAAGACGACCGCCCAGAGCGCCGGGATTGCGGCGGGTCGGCTGGTGCCGCTGTCGTCCCGCAGGGTGGTGACGCAGCGGCAGGCGGCCGGGTCGCTGGACATGGAGGTCACCAACAAAGCGATGGGTGTGCTGTTCCAGACGCTGATGGGTACGACGGTGACGCCGGTCCAGCAGGCGGCGACGGCGGCCTATCTCCAGACGCACATCCTCGCGGACACTGCGGGCAAGAGCCTGACGATCCAGAAGGGTGTGCCGCTCACGACGGGCACGGTCACCGACAAGACGTTCCTGGGCTGCAAGATCATCAGCGCGGAGTTCTCGTGCGAGGTCGGCGGCATGCTCGTCGTCACGTTCGAGATCGACGCGAAGGACTGCGACGAGACGCAGACCCTGGCCGTCGCGACGTACCCGACGATGGCCCCGTTCAACTTCGTGCAGATGTCGGTGAAGACCGGCTCCTACGGCACGGAGACGGCGCTCGGCGGCGTCCGGAAGATGTCCGTCAAGATCGAACGGCCCATGGCCGTCGAGCGCTTCTACGCCGGGGCGGAGGGGCTGAAGGCCGAGCCGATCTCGAACGACCAGGTGAAGATCTCCGGCAGCATCGAGACCGACTACGTCGCCACCACGCTGGACGACCTGCACACCTCGGACGGTGCGACCAGCCTGGTGTGGGACTTCACCGGGCCGATCATCGCCGCCAGCCACAACGAGCGGTTCACGATCAAGGTGCCCGCCATCCGGATCGACGACGCGCCCCCGGTCATCGACGGCTTCGACGTCATCAAGCCGACCTACTCCTTCACCGGCCTGTTCGACGGCACGAACCCCACGGCCATCGAGTACATGTCCACGGACATCACGCTGTAGGAGGTGCCCCGGTGGCTCTCTCCTCCGTACAGATCCTGGGTACCGGGCAGCTGCTGGACCTGTCACGGCGGCTCCGTTCGGTGTCCGGTACCCCGATCCAGCGCAACATGGTCCGCCGGATCAGGCGGGCGGCGGAGCCCCTGCACCGTGACATGCAGAACACCATCCGCCACCTGGACCTGCACGCCGACCGGCGACGGCCAGGCAGCCACGGCGGGCCATCCCCCACCAGCCGTCCCTTCCGGGCGGCCCTGGCCGAAGCCGTGCGGATCAGCGTCCGCGCGAGCAGCAGCCCAGGCGCCCGGGTCTTCGTGGACAAGGGCCGCCTGCCCCGGGACATCTCCGCCGGCGTCCTTCACCAGCTGAACTCCGGCCGGCTCCGGCACCCGGTGTTCAAGAACCGCAGCCGCTGGACCAACCAGCGCACCACCCCGATGTGGTGGGAGCGCACGGTCCGCGAGCACACCCCCCGCATGCAGGCCGAAGTGGCGCGCGTCCTCGATGACGTGCGCCGCCAACTCGAATAGGAGCAACCGTTGATCATCGTCTACGCCCCCGAGGGTGGCGAGCCCGAGCGCCTCGACGTTGGCCGGCTCCGGGCCAGTGAGATCCAGATCGCCGAGTCCAACTCGGACCGCCCGTGGGCGCTGCTCAAGGGCGGCCTGGTCGACGGCGACGTCACCGCCATGCGCGTCCTGGCCTGGGTCATCAAGAAGCGGAGCGCCCCCACCCTGCGGCTCTCCGCCTTCGACCCGTTCGAGGACGAGCTCAAGGTGCGGCTCGACGCGCGCGAGACCCACCGGTACGCCGGGGAGATGTTCGCCCGGTACGGCCACGACCCGAAGGAGCTGGCCGGTGCGTGGGACGAACTGCGTGAGGCAGCCGAGGATCCGGCCATCGCCGAGGCCGCCATCAAGGAGCAGACGGACGGCCCAAAAGCCGAGGTCAGCACCAGTGGTTCGGTGACACCCGAGACGAGTACCTCGGACTCTTCGCCTTCCACTTCGGCTACACCCCCGACGACGTCGACGGCCTGAAGGTCGACGACTTCCTCAACCTCACCACCTGGCTCGACCGGCACCAAGCCGCCGTAGCAGCCGCCGAGAAGCACGGAGGTGAGTAGTGGCCAGCACCCGCCTGAACTTCGTCCTCGACGGCCGCGACGCCCTGTCCGGAGTCCTGGACAGGGTCGGGGACAACGCCAACCGCCTGCACCGCAGGGTGTCCGCGGCGACGACGAACATGTCGACGTCGTTCAACCGGCTCACCCAGTCCGCGACCCGCGACGGGAACGCACTGTCCCGCCTGCTCCAGCGCAACGGGACAGCCGTCGCCCGCTACACCACGGACTCCAACGGCCGGCTGCGGGACCTGAACGGGCGCTTCCTCACCGCGGCGCAGGCGGCCCGCGCTCTGGCCGGGGACACGAACGGTCTGCCCGACGCTTTCAGCAGGGCGGCCGACGGGGCCGACGGTCTCGCCAAGTCCGGGGGGAAGCTCGGCCCGGTCATGGGCGGGGTCGGTGCGGCCCTCGGCCTGTCGGTGCTGCCCGCGATCGGCGCCGTGGCCCCGATGGCGGCGGGTGCCGGTCTCGCCCTCGGCACCCTGAAGATGGGTTTCTCCGGGGTCGGTGAGGCTGCGGCCCTGGCCGGGGAGGACAAGAAGGAGTACGCCAAGGCGCTCAAGAAGCTGAGCCCCGAGGCCCGCACATTCACCAAGGAACTGGTGAAGACGAAGGACCAGTTCGGCGCGTTCAAGGAGAAGGTCCAGGCGGCGATGCTGCCCGGGTTCACCAAGGCCCTGAAGGAAGCCAAGCCGGTCGTCGACATCGTCGGCCGTGGCATGACCAGCATGGGCAAAGGCTTCGGTGACGCAGCCGTCGGCGCCGGACGCCTGTTCAAGTCCGGCGGATTCCAGAGAGACCTGAAGACCAACCTCGACCTGGGCAAGTCCTTCGTCGGGGAGATGACCGGCGGGCTCGGCGCACTGGGCCGCAGCTTCCTGGAGTTCGGTGCGAAGTCCGGGCCGACCCTGCGCTCGTTCTCCGGTGGCCTGTCCGGGCTGCTCGGCAAGGGCGGCGGCGGCCTGGCTGGCATGTTCAAGGGGCTGGAGCCCGGGATCGACGGGAGCGCGAAGCTCCTCGACGGGCTGTTCGGTGCGGTCAACCGGATCCTGCCCGCCCTCGGCCGGCTCGGCGGCATGGCCGGGAAGGCGTTCGGCCCGCTGTTCGGTGAGCTGTTCAAGTTCAGCGGCAAGGCGACGTCGGCCCTGATGGACGGGCTCGGCCTCGCGATCAAGTGGCTGTCCCCCGCGTTCAAGGACCTGTCCTTCGGGGTGAAGTCCCTCACCGACGTCCTGACCATCATCGCGCCGACCGTGAGGGACACGGCCAGTGCGATCTTCGGCAGCTTCATGCCCGCGTTCTCCGAGGTCGACAAGGCCCGCGGCCCGCTGCAGAAACTTTCCGACACGATCCGTGACAACAAGGGTGCGATCCAGGAGTTCGCCCGCCAGGCCAGCACCGGCATGATCTCGTTCGCGGGCGCGATCATCGAGAACCTGCCCGGCGCCCTGGGCGTGTTCCGCATGGTGACCGGCGGCATGGTCTCGGCCATGGGCGGTGTCCTGCACGGGGCGGCCACGGCGTTCGGCTGGATCCCCGGAATCGGCGACAAGCTCAAGGCCGCCGACCGGCACTTCGCCAGCTTCAAGGACTCGTACATCAGCGGGCTGAAGACCGCCGAGGCGAAGACCCGCCAGTTCGCGGCGGAGGCCCTGCCCAAGCTGGAGCAGGGCAAGCTGAAGATGAACATCAACAACTGGACGTCTCAGATCGAGACGGCCAAGGCGAAGATGAAGACGGTCCCCCCGGAGAAGCGGGCCGCACTGAAGGCGGAGATCGGCGACCTCCAGCGGAAGGTGGCCTCGGCCAAGGCTTCCCTCGCAGGGTTGCAGAACAAGGTGGTGACCATCACCACCCGGTACGTGGTGGTCTCGACCGGCGAAGCCAAGCGCAAGGAACTGCGGGCAGGCCACTACGCGGAGGGCGGGCCGATCCACGGCCCGGGCACAGCCACGTCCGACAGCGTCCCGATTTGGGCCAGCCGTGGCGAGTTCATGGTCAAGGCGAAGTCCGTGACCAAGTACGGCGTGGCCTTCCTGAAGGCCATCAATGAGGGCCGCCTCAACCTGCGGGCCGCCGCGACGGGGATGGGCAGTACGGGCGGCAGCATGTCCGGCGCCGGGGCGGAAGCGGGCCGCGGCCTGGCTGCCGGTCTGCGCACCGCGGCTAGCGACGTAGAGCCTGCCGCCCGGGTCATGGCAGCAGCGGTGACGACCGGTGTGAGTGCGGAGCTGGAGATCGCCAGCCCGAGCAAGAAGATGAAAGCCCTGATGAAGGACGTCGGCAAGGGCCTCATCCTCGGCATGACCGGCGAGAAGTCCAGGATCAGCGCCACGGCGAAGGACTTGGTCACCGACATCTGGGCCGCGTGGAAGGGCGTCAAGACCAACAAGGACAGCGCCTTGGTCGCCCGGGTCACCAAGGACACGAAGAAGCTGCAGGGCCTCGCGTCCGCCCGGGACAAGCTGGCCGCCCGGATCAAGGCCGCGACCGAGTACCGGGCCACGCTGACGTCGGGCGCCCAGCAGGCGGCCGGCCTGTCGTCACTCGGGCTGCAGGACGAGGAGGTGTCAGCGTCCAGCATCCAGGCGGGCCTGTCCCAGAAGCTCGCCAAGGTAAACCAGTTCGCCCGGTACGTCGCAGGCCTGGCGAAGCGGGGACTGTCGAAGTCCCTGCTGCGGCAGGTCCTGGACATGGGCCCCGACCAGGGGTACGCCTACGCGTCCGCGCTGGCGGGCATGGGGACGTCCGCACTGCGGGCGGTCAACTCCACCCAGTCCCACCTCGACAAGGCCGCCTCGAACCTCGGGGCGCTCGGGGCCGACGTGATGTACGACGCCGGGAAGAACGCGTCGAAGGGCTACCTCAAGGGGTTGGACTCCCAGCAGGCGGCGATCGAGAAGCAGATGGTCAAGATCGCCAAGAGCATGGACAAGGCGATCCGCAAAGCCCTCGGCATCAAGAGCCCGTCCACCGTGGCGGCGGTGTCCGGGGGGTTCTTCACTCGCGGCGTCGCCAAGGGGGCAGTCGACGAACTGCCCTTCCTGGACCGGGCTATGGGTGCGGTCGCTGGGCGGATGGCGGGCATGCGCCCGGTCATCGGCCGGCCCGCCTTCGCCGGAGGTGGAGCGGGCGGTGGCCCTGTGATCCACGCGAACATCACGGTCCAGACGCTGGACCCGGCAGCCGGCGCGCGCGAGGTCGAGAAGCTGCTGCTCAAGCTGTCCCGGTCCCGGGGCGGCACCGTAACGCTGAAGGTGGGGTGATCCGGTGCCGGTCCTGGTAGAGGCGGGCTGGGGTGGGCTGGTGCAGTACCCGTGGTCGATCACGTGGACGGACATCACGCCCCGGGTCGACATGGTGCAGGGCATCACCATCACCCGGGGCGCGTCCGACGAGCTGTCGGAAACGCAGCCGGGCACGTGCTCGATGACCCTGGACAATCTGGACGGGTGGCTGACTCCCGGCAACCCGGCGTCGGGGTACGCCCCGTTCGTCCGGCGCAACGCCCCGATCAGGGTGTCCGCCCTGCACTACCCGCCCCGGTCGGGGGCGGGCCCGTGGCCGCTGGCCCAGCTCGCCGATGACTTCGACGACGGGCGTATCGACCCCGTGCTGTGGCCGAACAGCTACGGCGGGGCCACCGAGGTCGGCGGCCGGGCCCGGGTGCCGTGCACCCCCGGCCAGTACGCCGCGTACCAGACGGCCCGGCAGTGGACGCTCACGGGCAGCCAGCTGACGGTGAAGCTGGTGACCCGCCCCGGAGCGAACGGGTCGTCCGAGGCTCTGGCCTCCACGATGATCAACAGCGTGGTGGCCGGGACCCGGATCGGCTGGTCGTACAACGCCGCGACCGGGCAGCTGCGTGCGGTCTCCGAGGTCGGCTACTTCGACGGCTCGGCCACGGCCCTGACGTACTCCGGTATCGACCACCTGTGGCTCCGTATCCGGCAGACGGGCGGCTTCGTCATCTGGGAAACGTCGGGGGACGGCTGGGCGTGGACGGTGCGCCGCACCCTCGCGACCCCGGCGTGGGTGGCTACGGACCTCGTGCAGGTGGAGATGGTCACCTCCCGTACGGGAGGCACCGGCGACTACGCGGAATGGGACCTGGCCGGCGCGATGGTCTATCCCCGGTTCTGGGGCGTCGTCAACGAGTGGCCGGTGTCCTGGTCCGGGCTGACGAGCTCCGTGTCCATCACGGCCACCGACCTGTTCAAGTGGCTCAACAAGCAGCCCCCGCTCCGCTCGATGCTGGGGATGGAGGTGCTGACCCGCGAGACCCTGTCCGGGGACTACACCTACCTCGGCGCGTACTTCCCGCTGTCCGAGGCGGCCGGGAGTACGGCGGCCGGTGACGTGGCTGGGCGCTTCGCCCTGGGCGCCCTGGCCCTCACCCAGGTCGGCTCCGGCGGGAGCCTGGAGTTCGGGACGGACGGGGTCCCGGAGACCGGGGAGACCGGGGTAACGATGACCCCCGCGTCCGCGTCCGCAGGGAAGTACCTCATCGCGGACATGGGCCCCGGGTTCGCCGCGGACTCGGTCTGGCTGCCGCAGTACCAGGTGTGGTTCAAGACCACCGTGCCCAACCGGGTGCTGCTCGGCCTGCACGATCCGGGCCTAGACCACCAGACCATCCTCGCCCTCAACGGCAGCGGCATCCTGGTGGTGGAGTCGACGGAGACCGGCCCCCCGGTGTCGGTCACCACCACCGCCACCGGCAACCTCGCTGACGGGCAGTGGCACCACCTCGTCTACGACCAGGCGTTCAAGCGCATCTACGTGGACGGGGCCGCGGTCGGCGGCACGCTCACAGCGTGGTCGGCCACGGACTACAGCACCCTGTACGTCGGCGGATACCGAGGCGGCCGCCTCTTCGACGGGCAGATCGCGCACGTCTCCATCCACCTGGGGACCGGACCGTTCGGCCCGCTGTACGCGGCGACCTACGACGCGATCACCGGTTTCGCCGGGGAGCCGGCGGACTGGCGGGTGGAGCGCCTGGCCCGGTACGCCGGGCTGTCCTCCGTCACCATCCACGGGACGACGCACGACGCGATGGCATCGCAGGGCCCCGGCGGATCCTCCGTCGTGGCCCGGCTCCGCGAGGTCGAGTCCACCGAGTCCGGCAAGCTGTACGCCGAGCGGGACTACTACGGGCTGGCCTACCAGTCACGTGACCTGCGGTTCAACCCCGACGCCGCAGGCGAAGCGTTCACCATCCAGTACGCCGACCTGGAAACCGGGTCGGTGGAACTGTCGGACGACGACCAGAAGATGTGCAACGAGGTCGAGGCTTCCCGCCCGGGCGGGGCGACACAGACCGTGCGGGCTGCCGAGTCCATCCTCGCGTTCGGGGTGTACCCGGAGCCGATGAACCTGATCAAGACCACGGACCTGTCCGTCCTGGACGCGGCGATGTGGCGGGTCATGCGGTACGCCAACCCTCTGCCCGAGCTGCGCGAGGTGCCCATCAAGGCGCTGTCGATGCCGAACTACCTCGACATCCTCGACGCCGACATCAGCAGCTACTTCACCGTCTACGACCTGCCCGCGCAGGCGCTGGCCACCGAGCTCCGTGTGACCGTCGAGGGCTACACCGAGACGCTCAAGGAGCAGGAGCACGACATCCAGTTCCGCACGTCCGAGTCCAGCCGCGACTCCGTCTGGGTCCTCGGCGATCCCGTGTACGGGGTCCTCGGCATGACCACCCGACTCGCCTACTGAACCGAGGACCCATGGCCGCAACAGCCCTGCCCGCAAACGAGATCGTCCGGGCTGAGACGTACTACCTGCCGCCGCCCCCGCGCCGCGGCCAGATCCCCGAGGACTGGTCACAGACCCCCGGGGCGGAGCTGATCTACCGGTGGTACGACCGGCGGATGAACCGCCGCACCCCCGTCCCCACGGACTGGGCGCCGGACGCCGAGCCCGCCTACGCCCGGATCGACGACGGCCGGTGGCTGGCCGAGTGCAGCGCCTGCCGGTCCGCCGCGATCGTCTCCGTGGCCGACCCCCGGTACGGGTGCGTCGAGTGCCTGCGGGCGTGGGTGCCGCTCATCGTGCCCGAGGACATCGCGGCCGCCGAAGCCCATGCCCTGTCCCTGCCGCAACGGTTCTGGTGGCACGCCGATGACCCGCGCAACCCGTACCGCCCGGACCCCGAGCCCGAGCCCCCCGTCGAGCCGGAGACGCCGACGGACCCTGAGCCGGAGGAGCCGCAGCCGTGACGACGATCCCCCGCACCTGGGCCAGCGGCGAGGTGCCCACCGGCACCGACTTCAACACCGAGGTCCGCGACCAGTTCAACAGCATCTTCGCGGCATGGACGCCGTACACCCCGGTGTGGACGGGGCAGACCACCAACCCCGTACTGAACAACGGCACGATCAGCGGCCGGTACCTCAAGGTCGGCCGCACCTGCCACATCCAGATCGAACTGCTCATGGGGTCGACCACCACCTACGGGTCCGGCGGATGGGTTCTCTCCCTGCCGTTCGCCGCCTCCGCCACAGGTAACCGCATCGGGTTGGCGCACGCCTTCCAGTCGGCCCGCGTCCAGGGCCAGCTGGTCGTCGCCCCGAGCGCGAGCACCGGGCTGCTGTTCTTCCCCGCGACCACGAGCGTCAGTTTCCTGTCGCTGGCCACCGCGACCGCGCCCGTCACCTGGGCCGCCGGCGGGCGCATCTACGTCTCGATGACCTACGAGACCGCCACCTGATCCCACCTCACCCACCCCCGCCCCGCGCCATCCGGCCCGGGGCTTCGTCATGTCTGGAGACTCGCATGGCTGCACCACTGTCCGCCGCTGCGTTCCTCGCGGCCTTGCGCGCCGAGGGCGTGAAGGTCACGGAGGTCGGCAACTGGCGGACCCACAACCGCAACAGCAAGGGCGCGTGGGGTCCGGTCCACGGGGTGATGATCCACCACACCGTGACCAAGGGCACCGCGTCCACGGTCGCCCTGTGCCGTACCGGACACTCCGCCCTGCCGGGGCCGCTGTGCCACGGTGTCATCGCGAAGGACGGGACGGTGCACCTCGTCGGGTACGGGCGCACCAACCATGCCGGGCTCGGCGACGACGACGTGCTGAAGGCGGTCATCGCAGAGAAGGCGCTCCCCGCCGACAACGAGGCGAACACCGACGGCAACGCCCGCTTCTACGGCTTCGAGTGCGAGAACCTCGGCGACGGCAAGGACCCCTGGCCGTCGGCCCAGCGTGAGGCGATCGTCCGCGCGTCGGCCGCCCTGCTCCGCGCCCACAGGTGGGGCAAGGACGGGAACACCTCGGTCATCGGCCACGCCGAGTGGCAGCCGGGGAAGGTCGACCCGCGCGGGATCTCCGGCGGGATGGACGGGATCCGGAAGGACGTGGCCGAGCGGCTGAAGCACCCGGCCAACTGGTCCCCGTCGGCTCCGAAGCCGCCGACCACCCCGAAGCCCCCGACGGCTCCGAAGCCGAAGCCCACCACGGACGAGCGAATCGACGCTCTGGAGAAGCGCATGGACGCGCTGGAGAAGAGGACCCCATGATCAGGATCAGCCGCGCCGCGAAGGCCATCGTCGGCGGCCTGTCCGCCGGAGCAGCCGCCGCGGTCACCGCCGTGCAGGACCAGGTCGTCACCGGCGGGGAGACCGTCACCATCGTCCTCGCCGTCCTCGGTGCGCTCGGCATCACCTACGCCGTACCCAACCGGCAGCTGGCGCCGGAGCGGGCCACCCCGGGCCAAGGGCTCTGATGCGGGCCGTGCCTCGCCCGGTGTCGCTGCGCCGCGCCTTCCTCGTCACGATCGGGCTGGGCTGGGCGGGGTACGGCGGCATCGGCATCATCAACAACCCGCGGTACGGCACGAGCAGGGGCTTGGCGCACATCACCCGGTACGTCCCGCTCGATGCGCTGGGCTGGATGTGGGTGGCGTGCGGGGCGGTCGCTGTGGTGGCCGGGCTGCTCCTCGCCTGCCCGCGCTGGCAGGCGGCCGGGTTCGTGGCGCTGGCCATGCCCGCGTCGCTGTGGGGGGCGGCGTTCACCGCGTCGGCCGTAGGCACGTACCCGCAGGCGGCTGGCAGTGCCTGCGGGTGGGCAGCGTTCGCGATCGGCATCCTCTGGGTGTCGGGGATGGAGGACCCGCTGCCATCGCACCTGAGAAAGAGGTACCGCTGATGGATGTTGGGGCGCTGGCTGCGGCCGGGGTGGCGCTGGTCGTGGGTTTCCTGACGTGGACGCAGTCGCGCGCCACGAACCGGCGCTCCGACTTCACCACGATCACCGACCGGCTCGACCGGGAGCTGAAGGAGGAGAAGATCCAGCGCCGGTTGCAGGGCGGGTACCTGCTGGACCTGCTGCGGTGGGCTCGGCTCGTCGGGCCCACGACTCCGGCGGGCCCACCACCGGAGCCTCCGGCCGAGCTGGACCTCTCGCCCTGGCACCACTGATCTGGCCCCCACCGCTGCGGCGGTGGGGGCCTTTCGTCATGCCTCGGGCCGCTTGTTGTACGCGGCCAAGGTCGCCTTGTTCGTCGACGCGTCCTGGAAGGTGAGCTGCCACGGGCCGGTGTTCACGTCGAACTCCTTCCCGAAGCCCACCCACTTGCCGGTCATGCGCCGGCCGGTCGGCTCGACGAGGAGCTGAATCGCCCCGTGATAGCGGGCGCCCCGGTAGTAGCCGTCGGTGGCGGTCTGCTCGGTCCAGGTGCCCGTCGCGACGTGACCGTCTATCTCCAGGTCCATCGTGAGCGGGCTGTCCGACGAGCCGGGCAGGGACCGGGCGGTCAGCCGATTGCCGTGCTGGAGGATCACGACGTAGTGCTGCCCGACGAACGCGGAGTCGCGCCCGCTGGAGAAGTACTCGTACCGGCTGAGCCACACCCCGGAGTGGTTGCGGCGCCCGGCCTGCGCCTCGCTCTGCGGGCCGGCCGGGATCGTCGGGGTGGTGGGTTCCATGTCGTGTCCGCCGTGCCCGTCTCCGGCGACGCGGGCGAAGGGCACGCTGCCGGCGAACCCGAGGGATTCGATGGGCAGTCCGGTCACGGTCTCCAGGGCGCGGGCGTACACGGGGCGGGGGGCTCCGGTGTTGCCGGACTCCCAGCGCTGGACGAGCCGCTTGTTCGCGTCGTTGGGCTGGCCGACGCGGGTACCGGCATCGCGGACCGCACGGGCGAAGTCGTCTTGGGACATGAGCAGGCCGAGTCGGACCGCTCGCAGGGTGCTGTTCGGTGTGGCCATGAGGGTCACGGTAGACCTCAACCCCCTGCCAATGACACCGAAATGACGCCGGGTATGTCGCCGGTATGACGCCTGCACCGACGCCGCGCAACGCTGCGTGCACGGTCCATCTTGAATCTGTGACCACTACAGGCAGCGGCACCAACCGGCCCGGGCTCACCATCAACGTCTACCGCGTCGACACCGAGACCGGCGACCGCACCCCGGTCCGGCAGTACGAGACCACCCCTGCGGAAGTGCCCGAGAACTCGCACGCCTTCCCGCCCTGCACCTGCCCCCGATGCCGGTGAGCCCCATGTGGGACGACACCCCGTCGCGCGGCGCGGGTCTCTGCGCCGGGTGCGGCCACGTTGTCGACGACGGGCCCGTCCGCTGGATACCCCGCATGACGGGGCCCGACATCCGCATCGTCATCCACGACCCGGACTGCTGCCTGCCCGCCACAGACTCCCGCCCGGCCGCGCATTCCCTGGAAGGACCGCGGCCGGGCGGGCGACCCCCAACCAGCAGAAGGAGATCAGCATGAGCGTAGACCCGTTACCCGTCATCGCCCGAGGGCTCATCCTCGACAGCGAGTTCACCAGCTGCCGCGGCACCGTCATGGACGCCAACCCGGACATGGCCGAGGAGATGGCCGGCCGGATCGTCGAGGAGGCCCTGAAGTTCGTGGCCGCCTGCGCCGCGAACCCCGCCACCGGACTGGCCCCGTCGCGGATCGTGGACGAGGGGTGGCACGCCCTGATCCTGCACACCGCCATGTACGCCGAGCTGTGCGACAGGCTCGGCAGCTTCGTCCACCACTTCCCCGGGTACGACCCGACGAACTACGACCCGCCGATCATCGACCGGACACGAGAGCTGATCACCGGCCTCGGGTACAGCCCGGACCCGGAGCTGTGGGGTCCGCCGTCCGACGAGACCCTGGTATCCGTGGCGGCGAAGTGCCAGCACGCCCCGGACTGCACGATCGTGATCATCCCGAAGCCGAAGCCGAAGGGCTAGCCTGCTGGGCAGGAGGTGCCTCATGGCGCAGGAGTGGACCGACCCGCGGTACGCGGACATGGTGGCCGCGTGGAAGGCGGGGCAGGAGCCGGACTCGCGTGACCCGCAGGAGCCCCGGCCGGTACGGGGGTTCCTGATCCCCACCGAGCCCGAGGCGTAGCCCGCCCCGAACGACCGCAGCCCCCGCCTCTCACCCGAGGCGGGGGCTGCTTCGTGTCCGTTTCGCACCCCAACCTTGGAATCGAAGGCGCACTCGACAGGCTGCGATCAGAGCCGCAAACGTGCAGGTCAGAGGGACGGACGTGTGTCTTACACGGTCGCCCCGGCACAGATTCCGGCAGGGGTGTCATAGGCCATGTTCCGGGTTCCCGAACCCATGACAAAGACACCCTTGGTGACGGACACTCGGGAACATGAAGACCAGCCGCACGCCCACGGGGCAGCGAACACGCGCAGTGATCTACGTCCGCATCAGCCAGGACCGCACCGGCGCCCACCTCGGCGTCGACCGGCAGCGCGAGGACTGCGAAGCCCTGGCCGAGCGCAACGACTGGGACGTCGTCGAGGTCTACGTCGACAACGACGTCTCCGCCTACAGCGGCAAGAAGCGGCCCCGCTACCAGCAGATGCTCACCGACCTCGATGACGGCCTGGCCACGGTCGTCATCGCCTGGCACACCGACCGCCTCCACCGAAACCTCAGCGAGCTTGAGGCGTACATGGCGCTCAGTCGGGCGAAGGGCGTCGTCACCCACACCGTGAAGACCGGGCTGCTCGACCTGGCCTCAGCCTCGGGCCAGCTCACCGCGGGCATGCTCGGCACCATCGCCCGGTACGAGTCCGCGCACAAGGCCGAGCGTGTCGCGGCCGCGCGCCGGCAGAAGGCGAAGGCCGGGCAGTGGGCCGGGGGGATTCGCCCGTTCGGGTGGGGCGTCGAGACCGGGAAGTTCCGCACCAAGACGGAGAAGGTGACCGACCCGGAGTCCGGCGAGCAGTCCGTCATCGAGACCGAGGTCCCCGTCCTCGACATGACCAAGCTGGTCCCCGAGGAGGGCGCCGCCCTTGAGGTCGGCTCCGACATGATCCTGTCCGGCGGCTCGATCAGGGGCTGGGTGCGGTGGCTCGCCGACAAGGGGCTGCTGTCCACGACGGGCAAGGCGATCGAACCGCCGTCGGCACGGGACCTGCTGCTCCGCCCGAGGAACGCGGGCATCGCCGTCTACCAGGGCGAGGAGATCGGCCGGGGCCTGTGGGAGGTGGCGGTGCCTGAGCCGAAGTTCCGGGCGGTCGTCGCGATCCTCACGAACCCGGACCGGGTGACGACCACCGGGTCACAGCCGCGGTGGCTGGGATCTCTGATCTACCGGTGCGGCCGGGCCGGGTGCACGGCGACCGCCAGGTGCACGAAGGTCGGCGGGTCGAAAATGCCCAGCTACCGGTGCCAGGCAGACCACGGCGGCGGCCGCAACGCCGACCGTCTCGACCGGTACATCGTCGACCTGCTCGTCGAGCGCCTGTCGCAGCCGGACGCGGTCGACCTGCTGGAGCCGGCGCCGGACGGGATCAACGCGGCCGCGCTGCAGCTGGAGAGCGAGCAGATCCGCCGGCGGCTGACCGACCTGGCGGGCCTGTTCGGTTCCGGGCAGATCAGCATGGCCCAGTTCACCGAGGGCTCGGACACCGCGCGCGCCCAGCTGGAGGGCGTGACGGCGCAGCTGGCGCGGGCCGCGGTGACGGATCCGCTTGTCGGTCTGGTCGGCGTGCCCGATGTGCGGGTGGCGTGGGATGCGTGCGATCTGGGGCGGCAGCGCACGGTTCTGCGGTCGCTGCTGGAGGTCATTCTCCACCCGCCGCGCCCGGGCCGGATGCCGGACGGCGGGTACTTCGACTACGAGGCGATCGAAACCCGGTGGAAGCGGTAAGGATGCTTCGGGAAACGCTCAATTATCTTGGGGGCGAGGCTGCTTTTCCGCTTCTTCTTCCGTGAATGAACGATCGACACCTGGGACTGGCCCTGGCTCGCCAGTAACAGTCACCTCGCTCTGCGAGATCGATTGCCCCAAGAGCCGCGTCAAGGTATTCACCTGCTGCCTAAGTTCATTTACTTCTCTGGTCACCTGCGGCTCGGTTAGATATCCTTGCTGGTCTAGATACGCAGCCACTTGAGCACTCATTTGTTCAGCTCGTGCCTGCGTCATGTCCATCACGACTTCATTCGGGATTTTCATTTCCCGGACCCACTGGTCAAAGCGCTCGGATGCGGACCGCTCACGCTCCGCTCGCCCAGATGCCGCTTGGCCATCATCATCCAGGATGGCCTTGATCCCCTCCGCATTCTTCGAGACTTGATTATCTCCACCGGCCACGCCCACCCACTCTGCTGGCTGGAACTCCAGGCCCGCAGATTCCCTGACAGCCATACGGGCGCGCGCATAGAAGAATGGCGGAGTGTCAACAGCAAGGACGCACTTCAGGTACTCGACGATCGGGAACCTGAGTAGCGCTCCATACTTCTCTTCTTCCGCAGTCGCCACTTCAACCGCAGGCGAGTCTTCCGGGGGCAGCAAGAAGAAGGCCAGCGGGACATCGAAAATCTGGCAGAAAGCCACTAGTTCATCCGTGTCGAACTTCCTCGGCCGCCCCCCCTGCCAAGCACGCTCGGCCGCGCTCACGCTGGCATTCGACCAGACCCTGCCCGTGTAGCGACCAAGCGCCTCACCTAGATCGCTTTGCGTCCACCCGCGACCGCGTCGCGCTCGCAGCAGGTTGTAGGAGACCAACTGGTTGGGGCGAAGCGGATCGGGCTGAGCAGACGACTCCACATACAACGGGTTCTTAGGCATGCCTCAACCGTAGACCAGGAGTCAACGAGATGTGAAGTGCCGATTTCACATCTGGTTGACTCTCGGCCATCACCCCACCTAGAGTTCGACGCATGCAGACAATCTCAACCCAGAGGTTGACAACACCGCCGCTGCGCTCGGTGCGTATGGCCAGGGGGATGACGCTCCGGTCCGCAGCCCGGCAGTCAGGCATCGACCCGGGCTACCTCTCCAAAGTGGAACGCGGGCAGAAGCAGCTCTCCATCGACTCCTTGCACCGCCTCGCGGTGGTGCTGGAGCTCGGGGAACTGGCCGAGCTCCTGAAGCCGTATTTGCAGAGCAGGGACGCGGCGTGACCGGCACGACGGCGAGCAGCGCCGCAAACGACAACAGCGCCCCGGAGGCAACCGGAGCGCTGTCTGTCGAGCAGTTCAAAACCACGGCTAAGCAGATTGGAACGCTCGTGACCAGTGTACGAGAGACCACCGACACCGCACAGACGAACCTCGGCCAGGCGGAACCGGCCGCCCGCCCCTGCGCGGTGCACGGCTGGTGCACCGAGGCCGGCAACCACACGATGCACGCCTCCGCCTACACCGAGGCCCCCACCCCCGACGGCTACGGCGACCGGGTTCTCCCCGCAAACGTCATGGCCGAGGACGGCGCCCCGTACGTCGGGTGGCTCGACCTGGACCTCACCCCGGCGCAGACCCGCACGCGGGTCGCCGAGCTCCGCCGCCACCTCGACACCGTCGCCGCGCTGGCCGACCTCGTCGACGGCCAGTCCCCGCTGGAGCCCGCCGCCGAGTGCTACTCGGTTACCGCCCCCGGGGCGAAGACCGCCATCATCAGCGCGGAGATCTACCACCTCGACGACCCGAAGCCCGGCGACCCCACCGCCCGGATCGCCGTGTTCGGACAGCCCGGCGGCGACGCCGACCTCGACGTCGCCGGAGCCGACCGGCTCACCGCCGACCTGGAGGAGTTCCTCCCCCGGCTCCGCGCGCAGCGCGACCACCTCGCGGTCATCCTCGGTGCGGACGCGGGGAGTTCGGCCCGCCCCACGGATGGAACCCCCGGCCACTACCAGTGGTGCAACGTCGCGGCGTGCGTCACCCACCGGTACGAGGAGCGCGACGGCGGCGGTAGCTACGCGGAGCACGTCGGGCGCCAGACCACCATCGCCGTGTCCGACGGTGGGTACCCCGAGGACACCGTCACGGTCACTGCCGGCCTCGGCAACGACGAGGCGTACACCAGCGGCACCCAGGTCTACCTGAACGTCGGTGACCTCAACGCGCTGGCCTTCGGCCCGGCCGGTGTCGACAAGCTCCTCACCCAGCTCGACACCCTCACCAGCGCGCTGCGGACGATGCGCGGCCAGATGGACAGCGAGGTCCGCCCGTGACGGAGAAGCAGGCCACCGGCGTGGCCGGGGACACCACCGTCCCGGGCCGCCCGGCCGGCGTCACCCACGGGGACGCCGCCTACTGGGCCAGGGTCCGGCGCATCGTCGCTGACGCCCCGCCGCTCACGGACCTCCAGCGGGCGACCATCCGCGCCGCCCTCGCCCAGCCGGTCACGCCGAAGGAGAAGGCAGCATGAGCGATCACACCGTCGGCCAGTGGCCGGTCGAGCAGCCCGTCCGCCTCGCTTCCGTCCCGGCCCCGGACGCCGAGCCCGCGCGGGTGGCGCCGCCCGTCGTGGTGCCGGTCCCGGAGGTTCGGCTCGTCGTCACCGTCGACCTCACCGGGCGCTACACCAGCGGCAGCGAGGTCACCGCGGACCTGTACGAGCAGACCCGCTACTCCACCGACTGCCACACCGCGGTCGTCCGCGTCGGCGAAGAGGCCCTGCGCTGCGAGTCCGGCCTCGGCCAGGCCATCGCCTCCCGGTTCTTCCTCGCCGCCCGGCGGATCGAGGTGCACGTCCCGGCCGGGACCCGGTGGGCGTTCGTCGCCAGCGAGGTGCAGCGGCACCTCCGCATCATGACCGCGGACCACGCACGGATGCTCAACTCCACGCGGGCGCCCGGCGGCTGACCTCGGAAGCGCACCGCCGCCCGGGCCATATCTGCGGCCCGGGCGGCACGCGCCTCACGAACACCACCGGCCCCGCTCGTAGAAGAGAGCACGTTCGTGACCAGCACCACCACCCTCCCGCTCTTCGGGAAGGACGCCGAGCCAGACCCGCCCGAGGTCCGCCTCGGCATGGCCGCCGCCTCAGCCCGCCTCGTCGCCTACCGGGACACCCACACCGGCGACCTCCTGGCGCACCTCGTCGTGGCCTGCCCGTTCTGCGACCACCAGCACATCCACCCCGCCGGCCCCGCCTCCGCACCGCGCACCTGCCCCCGCCGGTCCCGGTGCGTCGGCCGCCCGGGCGGCGGCAGCTACTACTTCCCCGAGGTGGCCGCATGGTGAGCAGGCCGTCCCTCCTGGACATCCCCAAGGACACGCCCAGCGCGGCCATGGCCTACGGCGCCGCTGGCGTCCGGGTCTTCCGGGTCCGCCCGGACAAGTCACCGTTCGCCAACTGCCCGAAGTGCAGGCCGTCGACCGAGCAGCGCCCGAACCCCGCGTACATCCCGCACCGGCCCGAGGAGTGCCAGTGCTGGGCGCGCACCTGCCACGGGTTCCACGCCGCGACGACCGACCCGGCACTTATCCACAGGTGGTGGACAGAGGAGCCCAACGCCAACATCGGCGCCCCGTGCGCCCTGAACGGATGGGCCGTCCTCGACATCGACCCCCGCCACGGCGGGGACCTCTCGCTCCAGATCCTGGAGCAGCGGGTCGGCGTCCTGCCCGGCACCGTTATGCAGCTCACCGGTGGCGGCGGGCTCCACATCCTCTACCGCACCCCGTCCGTCCAGCTGCCGGGCACGCTCGGCCCGGGCCTCGACGTCAAGCACAACGGGTACATCCTCCTCGCCCCGTCCGTACACAGCAGCGGCCTCAAGTACCAGTGGTCCGGGCATGGCAAGTTCCAGCACCCCGATGCGCCTTGGCCCGCCTCCCTCACACCTCAGGGTCGGAGGGCAGCATGACCACGTCCGAGGCGATCCAGCAGGGCGTCGACGCGGCCCTCGCCAAACTCACCGGCAGCGTCCCGACGCAGACCGGGCGCTCGTTCACCGTCCAGTCCGACCGGCTGGACGGCTACACCCGCAAGGCCCTGCAAGCCGAGTGCGACCTCATCGTCAGTGCCCCCGACGGCGACCAGAACAACACCATCAACCGGGCCGCGTTCAACGTCGGCACCCTCGTCGCCGCCGGAGCGCTCACCGAAGGGGAGGCACGGCAGGAGCTGCTGTGGGCCGCCTCCGCAGGCAACCACCCGGAAGGGCGGGCACGGCCGAGCATCGAGTCCGGTCTGCGCGGCGGCATGCAGCATCCGCGCACCCCGTGGCCGCCGGCCTCCCGGCTCTCGGTGGCACCGTCGTTCCGGGAGCTGGTCGGCGGGCAGGACATCGACTGGAGTGACCTCCAGGACGAGCCTCCCGGGCCGGACGAGGTACTGCTCGACGACGCCACCCACGCGGATCCCGCCGACGAGGCACCGGCGCGGGTGCCTGGCCGCATCCCGGACGAGGTCTACGCCGCGCGCCCCGAGCTGGCCCACATCCGCCAGGCAGGGCACTCCCGCACCCGCTCCGGAGACGTCGCGCTCCTCACCACTCTCACCCGGCTGTCCGGCATGGTGTCGCACCGCCTCCGCGCGGACACCGGCATCGCCGGGTACGCCTCCCTCAACCTGTTCGGCGGGATCATCGGCCCGTCCGGCATCGGGAAGTCCACCGGCATGGAGGTGGCGGACCTGCTGATGCCTGCCCCGACCGACGTCGACTTCATCGACGGGCAACCCATCGGTTCGGGCGAGGGCCTGGCCGAGATGTTCATCGACACCGTCGAGGAGGAGACCGGCGAGACCCGCAAGGGCAGGGGCGGCACCGAGACGCCGGTCACCCGCAAGGTCCGCAAGCAGGTCCGGCACAACGCGTTCATCTACATCGACGAGGGCGCGACCATCACCCGGCTGATGCAGGAGCGCTCCGGGTCAACGCTGGGCGAGACCCTGCGCAGCGCGGCCGTCGGTCAGACGCTGGGCCAGACCAACGCCAGCAAGGAGACCAGCCGCTACATCCCGAAGGGCTCGTACAGCCTCGGCCTGTTGGTCGGGTTCCAGCCGGAGACCGTCGCGCCGCTCTTCGAGGAGGTTGCCGAGGGGACCCCGCAGCGGTTCGTCTGGGTCCAGGTCACCGACCCGTCCATCCCCGACGTGGCGCCCCCGTGGCCCGGCGAGTTGACCTCCTGGCGCGAGGCCATCACCACCCCGCCCGGGGACGAGACCAGCCGGTACGTCCTCATCTCCTTCGACCAGGCCATCAAGGACGAGCTGCGGGCCGCGGACCTGGCGAAGGTGCGGGGCGAGGTGGCGGCCGCAGAGTTGAACCCGCTCGACTCTCACGCGCCTCTGATGCGGGTGAAGTTGTCCTCTCTCCTCGCTCTCCTCGCCGGGCGCCGCCACGTGAATGCCGAGGACTGGCAACTCGGGACGCTGCTGTGGGAGGCGTCGTGCTCCACCCGTGACGCGGTCCTGGAGTACGCCGCCTCCCAGCGCCGGGCCGAGCAGGAGAAGCGGACCATGGCCCGCATCGAGGAGGAGGTGCGCGTCGACCACGCGAAGCAGGTGGCCGAGGGCGCGCGGGCGGATCACGCGGTCGAGCGGCTGGCCACCCGCCTCGCGGTCCTGGTGCACGAGCACGGGCCGCAGACCCGCAAGACGGTGCGCTCGCGGACGGCTGGCAGGGACAAGCGGCACCTCGGCGATGCGTTCTCCTACGCCCTGCTGCGGGAGTGGGTGACCGAGGAGGACGGCCGCTTCCTCCCCGGCCCCGTCCCCCCGCCCTGAGGGGGGGGACATG